GGATCAGCATCCATAATCGGGTATCTAACAATCTGCTTTCCAGCATCAATCAATCTTTCAGCAAAAACCTGATGCTGAATACCGTTTTCAAACAGAAATTCCTTTAGCGAATCAGGCTCCCCGAAGATTGGAGTAGCCAAGGTGTCCATATTCAGGCTCATGTCATACGCCGTAGTAAGGAACCTTCTTGTTTACCCCACCAATCTGCACGGTCACATAGCCTTCAGGATTTAACGGAAGGCTAGGATCAGGCATAGCAGCCGTATTAGCTGTTGTACTTGTAATATTTACATTAGCCAGTGTTGCAAGCTGAGTCACATCAATCGTTGTAAAGTTTCCAGTGCTGCCACCATCTACTTTTTGCCAAACAGTTCCATTGAATGCAGCCCAATCTCCTACTCCCCATAGGGTTTCACCGTCTAGGTTCGTATTCCCTGCAACTGAAACCACGTAATAATCCCCTTTGGAGCCTACTCCAGAAGCCAGAGCAGGGCTATTAGTGCTGGCGTTCCAAACGCCCTTGTAGTTAAGGGCGCCAATCGCGTTTACGATTGAAGAGATTGTCTTAAGCATGGTTAAAGTCCCTCGCCTGGCGTCACATAAACGGTGGCCGTGCCTGCGGTAGTAATCCCGGTAAAGAAGGCGTTAGGCGGCGCAGAAATGATCTTGTCCGTGCCAGGCAACAATGGATAACCATATCCAGTAGATGTCACAACAACGGCATTGTTTGATGCCTCAGCCAAAGTTGTGCCATACCCCAAAAATACGGTCACATTGCTAGGGTTTTGCACTTCGTATTGCGTAGCGCCAATCCCAACAGAAACAGCCTGAACGGGCGCTGGCGCAGTTACGTTTGCCGTAAACGCAATCGTATTGCCAAGTTTAGAAAAGGCTGTCACGTTCATATTATGCGGCCCAGGGAAGCGGAAGGGCTACAACAGGCGGGTTGATTTGAGTCTGGATTTGCTGCTCGATATTAGCTTCTGTAGCGTCTTTGTCAACGCCGTTTGACCAGCACCAGCCGAGCACCTGATCTTGGGTCAGTTGGTCGTAGGGGGTGAAAGCGCCGCCGTCGTAGGTAAACCCGCAAGAGCCGTAGACCGTAGCGGCATACATCCCGTCTACCCCGTTGCACCGCCAAGCGGCGGTAATCACCACGTCGGTTTCACCATCCTGTTGAACGGCACATTGCATTTGTTCGATAATCCAAGTGATTTGAGTGGCCATGATTTTCCTTAAGCTAAACGATAAACAACGTACGTTGCAGTGCCGGTTTTACGGAGCCGGAATATTGAAGACTCATTTAAACCAATAACCGCGCTACCAACAATAGTAACGCCAGTGTTAACAAGCAAACTTTGCGCCCCGGAATCGGTATTGATAATAGTAAAATCAAAAGCGCCATTAGTAGGAAAACTTGATGGAAGCCCAGAATCAAGAGCACTTCCTGTTGGCATCGTAATATTCTGAGCGCCGCCATCTATAGGAATTATTTGAGTAAGTAATTGTGCGGCAGTTAGCGTTGCAGGTGCAGTAACGGTCGCAGTTGGTGCTGGCTGATAACCATACTGAGTGTCTCGGAAAAGTGATGTTCCGTTGACATCAAGTTTAGTAATGGCAGAAGTAGTTCCAATCCCCAAGTTACCGGAGGAGTCGAGGCGCATCCGTTCGGAGTTGTTGGTAAACATTGCCATGTAATTAGCAGTGTGTTCGTATTGAATACGACCAACGGAGCCATTTTCTGGATCGCCAAAAGTAATATAACCACTAGATGTATTTGGGGTTAATATGTTTAACCCTGTATCTCCACTAGACTCAACAACTAAATGAGCAAGACTTGTTGTAGAAGTGGCACCTGACGCTGCGGATCGGACATGAAGCGTCTTATATGGCGAAGCAACCCCAATACCAACATTCCCCGCAAAGTAGTTCTGCGCCGTTCCGCTTGCGTAGATGTTGTATTTGTTCGCGCCGCTGGAGACTAGGCTGGTGATGCCGTAGTTGTTGGTGCCTTGGGTTTGATCGGATATGTAGACACCATGCTGGTTCGTGATGGTGCTACCTGCGCCTTTGATTGCGTCAGCCGACCAAAACGACACTGCCGCGCTTGTAGTAAAAGAAGCGGCCTCTGTATCTGCCCTTCCGTATACAGCCCTGACAGAGCCAGTCGCTCCAGAAGTACCGCTTGCCCTAACCTGCACTCCGTATTGATTTGTGCCAGATGCAGCAGGGCCAACTATGTATAATTTAGAATCTGTGCTTGCCGCCGCTCCGATCCCCATATACCCATTCACCGTCACAGTGTCGGTGGACGCATCGCCTAGCGTGACGTTACCAGTAGCACTCAGCGTCGTAAAAGCCCCCGCCGCAGGAGTCGAGCCGCCAATCGAAGTTCCGTCTATCGTGCCGCCGTTAATGTCGGCGGTAGTAAGGACGGACGATCCAATCGTCATTACGCCAGTGCTATTGGCAATAGTCGCAGAAGCAGTGCCATCCTTGGCATTGATGTTCGTGACTTCTACGTTAGTCGCATCAAGCGTCGTTACATTAGCCACGTTAATGGTGACATTACCGCTGCTAATGGATACGTTTGACAGGCTTGCATTAGCAATAGAGCCGCCAGTAATGTTTACGTTCGACAAGGCTTCAGCACCATTCGCCATGCCATTGATGGCAACCGCAACAGTGCTGAAATTGTTATCAAGCTGACTCAGCGGAATGCTTGCATTGGCATTCGCAAAGGTATTCGGGATAACTACTGGAAGGGCCATGATTAGAACCTCGCTCTCAATTCGTGTTCGTATTGCAATCCGCTAATGGTAAAAGGCGTCGCATTTGCCGTAATGGTCATGCCAAGATATTTGCCATACATCTTTGCATCTGAACGATACAGATAATATCCAGCGCCAGGATTAACATTATTAGTCCAGATAACAACATTTGAACTGTTGTTTATCCAGTTAATAGGAGCTAGAGAATTGTTAATCCATTGCGTAGAATTGGCAAAAGCTATTGGCGGCGATTGAGCAGATTCAGAATCAACATACCCAACCATTACAACCGGCAGGTTGCCAAGCGTAGCCTCAATGCCAATCTTCAGCGCCTGCTTATCACGGATGGGGTCGCCCATCGGCATCAGCGCGGTTTCTATGATAACGTCAACGCCAGTGGTGTCATCGTAGTAAAAGCGATGCAAGTCTGTGCCGGTCGTTGAATACGCATTTAGGATGTTGTCATTGAATGCGTTAGTCAGATAGAAGCCATTAGTAAGCTGGTTAGAAAAAAACCATTTACGCTCAAAAAATACAGCCTGTACCCATTCATCTGTTCCGTCATTGTCGTATTTAAAATTCCATACGGCACACAGAATATTGTTTATCAGGCATTGCCCACCAGTTACCTCTGTCGTGAAGTCAATCAATGGGAACACACCGTCCAGCGGATCGCTAATCTTGGTCGTGGTCGAACCTACCAGCGCATAGACGCCGTATTCGTTCATAAACACTATCGAACGGAAATACGGAAATATCGCGTGGTTGAGCTTTGTGCCAACAGATGCGGATACGTTGGTATTGGTAAACAACGAAACGCCAGAAGTCGGGTCAATCCTAACGTCAGAAAAGACGTTGATTGAGTCCTCGCCAAACACATACAGAAAGTTATTGGCCGACAGAATCCTGGTAATGTCTGTCCGTAGCGTAGAGTCCGTGATGGTCAGGAACCCTGCGGATACGTTGTAGAAGTCATTGAACGTATCGGCTGCGGAATAGAAAACCGTTCGTCCATCAGCAATCCATGAGCGCCCTGAGAACGTAGCAACGTCAATGCCACTCTGGTTTAGAATCGTGCAGGTAACATTTGCACTCGTCCCGGCTCCGGTAATCGTTACGCTAGGGGCGCTGGTGTAGCCCGTTCCGGCCTCGGTAATGACAATCTCAGCCACCGCATTAGCAACAACTACAACCTCACCAGTAGCCTGTATGCCGTTAGCTTGGTTTGGAGCGCCAAAGGTAACAGTAGTATTGGTGGCATAACCGGAACCGCCGTTGTTGATGGTTACGGCATTGATGCTTCCAATATCGTGCAGGTCAGTGCCGTCCCAAGTCTTGTATCCGTTGTTCGGATCAATAATTAGGGCGCGTTCGTTTTTCCACTGAGTCGCCATGACGCCGGTATTGGAAAACGTGCCGGCATTGGCTATGTTGCCCACGGAGCCTGTCGAAATATTGACATACTGCGCCCGGCCATCCTGTTGGAATGCCAGGACGTATTCCGTATTGCTGATATTGACGCTGGTCATGTATGTCGCGGTGTTGGCAAACGTGACATTGGCAAGCTGGCTAGCGGCATTGAGAATCTTAATGTTGCCGTAGCCAATCGGCATGGCGTTTTCCATCCAGGAAAACTCGCCATTGTCGATTACAGTGCGATTGTTCTTGGTATTTACGCCCTTGAAGTCTTTGACTACAGCGTAATTCTTCTTCTGCTCAACCGCAGCCATTTAATACCCCGCGACATAAGGTGTAGGGAGCCTGCGGGTAAACGTGCTACCCAAAATCTCGCGCACATGCTTGTTGTATTGTTGGTCAAATATTTCAGCCTCGCCGTAGGACTGCTCCTGATACTTCGCCATGTAAGCCGCAAAAAACGGGATAGCCTCGGTAAATGGCGCTGGTAGCGTTTCTACGTCACTGCCCAAAACCATAGGATCAACCTCAACCACGGTGTCAAATTCCATGACATAGCTTTGATCCGGGCTAGGGCCAATGTATAACTGTTTCGGGCCATACATTGAGTATGCAATCGGCCTGCCGGTGTAGTTCTGCCAGTAACGCAGTTGCGCGTTAAAGTCAGTCCAGGCAAGGTAATAAAGAGGAATGCGAGAGTTGCCCCAATACAGATTGACATTGATTACGTCAATGGTCTTGTCACCTTGGGGAAGTGCGGTAAAGCTAATAGTCTCAACGCTAGCAGGCGCTGTATGACTTTGCAGGACGCGATTACACCCGGTGTCACGAACCAGAGTGTTCCTGCCGTCGTTAATGTAATCCGTTAATTCAGCGTCAGTCCAGAAGTTCGCATTAACGTCATGCAATAAACGACGGGTCTGCGTGATGTAACCCGATAAAGTCTGAGCCATGTTTACTCATTTATTGCTGAAACTTTCGCCGCACCCTTTGCTTTTGGCATAGGGGCGGCTACTCGCTCCACCACAGGGGCTGACAAGTGGACTGGCTTGGAAGGCTCTTTTGAAAACGAAAACTTGCTGAGTTTGTCCATCCCGGATTGAAACTCGTTGCTCATCTTTATCCAGCCGAGCCTTACCAAGTAGGGTTCCTTATTGTCATCACCATAACCAAAAATGTGTTTTGCCGCTTCTTCAGGCAGTTCTATTTCTTTGCCAGGGATGAAGTCGTATTTGACCCCATCAAAGCCATCAGAAAGAGAGTCCTGACTGTTGTTGCGGACATAAACGGTCATAGCGTGACAATATCCCCGTAAACAGCAACGTCGCAGGTAACGGCGTTGGTGTTGGCAACCAGTCGCAGATACAGCGGCTTGGCAGTCAGCACCGTAGTATTACCAGATGCGCTTAAAGTCAGGTCAACGAAACTCGTGTTGGCCGTGGCACCCGAAGTCACCTGAGCGTTAGCAACGGCAGTGCCGGTGCCGCCCGCAGCAGGGAACAGCGCGACGTTAGCATTGGATGCCGCGCCGCTGAAGTTTGACAGGGTAACTCGACGAACAATGTATTTCGAAGCCTCTTGAGGGACAAGGGTAGCAACATCGCCAGTCGCAGCCAGGCTTACGCCAGTGACTTGCGCCAGACGAACATTGCCAAACTCATCCGGGTATGAACGTCCTACTGCATTTGCGTCCATGACCCCTCCTTAAGCGTAAGTTTCGCCAGCAGCCTGACCGCCGTTGATATCCAGCAGAGTAACATTTGCGTTACCACTGCTGTTTTTCACATAGACGTTCACGCCGTCCGAAATGACCACGCCGCCGGTGTTCGCCGCCATCACAGTAGCATTGGAGCTACCGTTGTTGGCAATCACCGTCACGTTGGTCGATGGAAACATCACATAAATGCCGGCCGGAACAACAGTGCCGTTGCCAGAATCCACGGCCGTCACGGTGACGGTCTGGAAGTAGGCGCCAGCAGTGTTGGTGGTCGCACCAGCAAGAATGATCTTGTTAGTAGCAAGTGCCATGTTCGTTTCTCCTTACAGGCTCAGAGAGTTGTAGCCGGTAACTTTCGTCATGGCCTTGGGCTTGGTGTTGACGAGTTCAGCAATCATCAGCACGGCGCCAACGTAACCAATCTGGAAGTTGGGCAGGGTGGACTCAAAGCCGGTGAACGCGAACGAAGCCTGCTCATGGATATACATGGACAGATAGTTCGTGTTCAGCAGGTAGAGGGTTCCTTCCGGGCAATACGGATCGGGGTAGATCGGCACGCCGGCAACCATCAGGGCGCGGAACGCAGCCTGCGGGCCATTGGCATCACCATCGAAACCGGAGCCAGGGGTAATCATATACTGCTCTTGGCCCACGTAGTCTTGAGCCAGCAGCGTCCAGGTGCCAAAGCCGCACACACCAAAAGTCGGAACCTCGGCGCCGTTCTTCACGGTGCCGCTGATGTATTGCAGCACGTTCTGGCGGGTCGGGTTGACCGAGCCAGCAGCGTATTGCTTCGACTTCCACCAGGTATTCGATGAACGGCTGATGTTGCCGTAGGTCGCGGTGCCAGTGCCATCATCCACTGCCGCCGGCAGGCCGATGAATTGCTGGTTGTTGGTGGTGTTGGTGTAGAGGGCAGTCGCCATCGAATCCATCATCACGTTGGTCGCATCGTTCATGCGAGCTTCGATCAGCGGGATGATCGCGTAGTCCTGCTGCACGGCACCCTCCATGCCGAGGAACGGCACCGGGGAAACCAGCAGCTTCAGGTTAAATTCGGCGTTATACGCACCCTGTTGCACCGAGGGCTGTGCGAATGAGCCAGAGTAATCCGACCACTGCGCGTTCACGAATTGCGAACCCTGGACAGGAACCGTCACGCTCGACACACCGCCAGAAGCGGTTTGGGAGTTAGCGATCAGCGCCGCCATCAGGGGCGTCGAGTTGTAGATTTGAACAACCAGCTTCGGGATAAAAGCACGGCGAGTGACGTAGGTCAGCTCGTTGTATTGATTAGTACCCGAAGCCGGAAGAATACCGCCGCCAATAGGCATGATTTACCTCCGAAGTTTTAAAAGCCCCTTACAGCCCGATAGGTTTCGGGTTCTTGCGAAGTTCTGCAAGAGCCGCCGCCGCGTTTTCACGCGCCGCACCCACCGGATTTTTCATATAACCCTTAACATCCATACGCGACATAACCGGCTGCGGGTAGCCAGGCGTCGGAACGGCAGATTGCCGCATGTAACGCCAGTAGTCAGCCGCAGTTTCATGGTTTGCAATACCTTTTTCGGTCATCAGCTTTTCAATCTCCTGGATTTCTTCCTCAGATTGAACGTAGCCTTTTTCCTTCAAGGAATTGCGTCGTTTAGTGAGTTCTTCGCGCACCTCGCGCTGCCGCAGTTTGGCTTCAAGTTGCTGAACCCGATGCTCGGCCGCAGATGCACGTTTATCAACCGCCTCTTCCATTTCAATCTCAGGAACCGGAAGATCAGGCATCACCTTCTTTGCCAGCTTGAGATAGTCCTTGCGAGTAGCAGGATCTTCAGCAAGCCGCTTGGAAAGCGCCGCTAGTTCTTGGATTGCTTCTGGCGAGTAGTTTTCAAGACTCATAATCAGCCCCTTATCTCAGTCTTAGTAAACTTTTTTGGTGTCGCCAGGCTTGCTCATGGTCATGCCATTGCGCTTACCTACTTTCGACGCATTGTCCAGCCCGCCAAACGGCTCGAAACGAGGCGTATTGACGATCTGGCCGTTTTGCTGCGAGTTGTCCGTCGGGCGACGGGGTTGCAGCGCACCTTTTGGTTTGAAGAGTTCCATTAGATTCTCCTTACATGGGAAGTGGAGGCGCGGTAGTGCCCGCAGCCGGTGCCATTGCCATTTCCCTCTGCGCGGGCGAGGCACCACCAGCCTGCGGCAGAGTTTGAATCATTTGCAGAATTTCAGCCGGGATCAGTTGCCGCGTGTCAGCCTCACGCTCACCAAAGCTCATCGTGATGCTACGCACAACATCTTCCAGCGTCTTGGCTTCCTTGGAATTTTCGGGGAACATGACCATAGACTGCTGGAGCATGTCCAGCGCCAGCATGATATTCAGCCTGGCCTTTTCCTGCTCGCCAGCCTTAGGTTCCGGGGTGCTCATCGGGGAGGCCATCGGAGCCGTGGTTTCGTTTTGCTCAAAAGTAGGGGTGGTTTCCATGTCAGTAGCAGCAGCCTTTTCTGGCTTGCCTTGCCGCAACATGCTCATCACTTCCTCATTTTTTACAGCCATGCGTTACTCCTGTTTTGCGTAGTGGAATACAAGCATTTCAAAAAGTCAAGTGATTACCCACTAACTAACCTCTGGAGCCACTACGGGAAGAGTTATTCCGAGTACTGGCGCCCCTTGGCTGGTAGCGCACGTAGCTCATGGAAGGCGGGGCTTTGGCCTCGCCCATGTCGCGCTGCGTCACGCGGGGCTGATCGCCAGATTTAATCATGGATTGGCTGTTCATCGCGCCTGAGTTCTGGTTCATACGACTGCCTTTAGTTGAGGGGGGCTAAGTTCACCCGTAACATCAAGATTTTGCGGGGTTTCCGGGCCAGCAGGGGTCTGCGGTGCCGGAGCCGCAGCCGCTTGCTGTGCCGCCTGCTCTGCCGCCATCTTCTCGGCCCGCTTGATATCCTCGATGAGCATTTCCTTCATCGGAACATCCATCAAGTCAATCAGGCGAGTCTTGGTAATTGCGCCGGCATTGAAGAGGCTAAACGCCAGTTCCCGCATATCTTCCATGAAGATCGGGCTGTTAGAGTGAGCGTCCACTTTCACTACAAAGTTCGGGGTAAACTGTGCAGCAATAAACTTATTGCCATCAGTGTCAACATACGCAGTATCATCATATACTTGCATCATTCGCAGGTAGAGGGTCGCCATTTTTTCCAGGCTATCTTCAACGATCATAGCGCGTTTCTTGGCGCGGCTGGAACCGAGGCGGGCAAGCTGGCTAGCGTGTCCGGCAGAACGCACGCCGGTTTCGCCTCGCCCTTGCAGCACAGACACAATCCCGGATGCTTCCTCAAACATGCCGTCAATGGCGCCGATTTCTCGGAACAGGTCATTGGGCAGGTCAGGGGAAAACTCTTCAACCTTGGCGTTTGGCATGTCAGATGCGATCATGCCGCCGGCGCGGTTCAGGGCAAAGTTCTTCTCGTCCAGAATGCCGGTAAAGCCCATCATGGCTTTGGGCGGGTTTACCTGCTTGTCCAGCAGTTCCAGAATCTGTCCGGTGCGCTTGTTCCGCATGTCTTGCAGGAACACCAGCCGTTGCACCTCAGACTGTCCCCAATAGTAGTCATACTGCGGGGAGGGGCAGATTTGCACGAACGGTTGCTCACCCTTCAGGAAAAGACTTTCCGCAGGCCGGTCATAGATAAACACGTGCGGGTCTGCAATCGTGACACAGATGTAGTCATTGATCTCATCATCGAACACCCACAGTTCATACATCTTGACCGTGGGTTCACCGATCCTGGGCACGTAGGTATTCGTTCCAGCCAGGCTCATCTGCACGTTGCCATAGATGGTCGGGCTGATAGCGGAAGTCACTAGGCGCTCGACGCCTTCCGGGTATTGCTTGGTATCCTGCTCGGCCAGGGCAATACGGCTGATGATTTCGTCACGGTTCGGGTGCGCGTAAAGGCGAGAATACAACTCGCTCTTCGTCATAAAGTATTCCTGCACCATCGCCTCTTGGCGGTCAGTGTAGGGCGTATCTTCTCGCAGCACGCCAAAGACACCAGGCTCAACCATGTAGGGATGGATGCCATTGCGCCAGATCAGCTTCACGAAACTGCTGTTGTAGCACAGCGCCCAATTCAGCGCCTGCCCAAAGACTTGATCCGCGTTACTGTTTAGCCAGTAGTCGTGCAGCGCCCTGGTCAGCGCGGGGATCATCTTGTGATAGGACTTAGGTTCCGATGCGCCAATGTTGATAGAGAAGCGCGTCGTATCGGCCGAATACATGAATGCCGCAAGCTGGTCAATGTGCGGGTAAATCTTGTTGAAGTGCGCCGGCGATTCACTTTGCCCGGCGCCATGCAAATAATAAGAGCGCAGGGTAGAGTAATTCGCCATGCGCTCATTTTGCGATACCAGACATTTTTGCAGCAGGTCAAAGTAAAACGCCTGCCGGTCAAGCGGTTCGGTCGGGATTCTCATTTTTGGATTTTCAAGCCTTCGTGGTCAGCCATGTAAGAACCGACCTTAGGGCCGGTCAGTGATTGCCCACTTCCTTTGACAGCCTGCATACCCGAAACAGATTCACCGGCAACAGACCTGAGATTGTAATTGCCAAGCTCGGCAGGCGAACCCCAACGCGGGGCAAAAGGATTGTTGGGCGTTGCGTAACGCGGCGGTTGCGCCTCGCCTTCTCTGGTTGATTTGATATCACCCATCTTAAAATCCTTCGCTAAACCCTTGAGCGTGCTGTCATTATGCTTGGTTTTATCGCTTTTTACACCAACCGCCTTCAAAAAGACAACAGAAACATCAGAACATCCAGCAGGACACACCGCTTGCGTGGATTCAAAGAAGCCGTGAACCGGGCACTTGTAGTCTTTCAGCACAGCCATGTTGTTCTCCTATTAAATAATCTTTTTGTTGTTGAATGTATATTTGTTTACGATACCTACTCGCATCCTAAACTCTCCACCTACATTTTGTAACCCTATACTTCTTGCCATCGTGGGGCGCTGCTCTTCCTTGCGGTGATACCCAACGCTCTTGCGGCCAGCGATATCCATCCTGGGGCCAGCCTCGCCATTCTCTAGGGCTAACAGGGCACGGGATAACTTGCGCTGGCTGAGTTCGGTCATCGGCACATACTCGGTATAGATACGCCGGAAGTGTCTGTAATCGAAGTCCGCAAACTCAACAAAGTGATACATCTTGAATCCGCGCTGTTTATTCAGATACATTGCCTTGATTCTGGCAAAAATCTCTTCTTTTGTCAGTATTTTCATCAAAAACCCAATGCTTTTAGGTAGTTTGACACCTGTTTTTGCACTTGTTGCCCGCTTCCGCTGTCGTTTTCGTCGGTTTCTACCTGTTTTTTCTCTCTGGTAAGGCGCATTTGAATCAAACGGGGCTGAATCTGCTCGGCAAACGCGGCCGCAGCCAGCGCAGAGGCGATTACACGGTCATCTTTAGCCCTTCCAGCCGCAGCAATCGTGCCCTGATCCCTTACGATACCCTTCATTTCATCAATACACTCTGTTGAATATACATTTAACATGCCCCTCTCAAAATAATCCTTGAGGTAGTTAAGCATTCGTTCCTTGCTGGAATGTGTTGTTACCCATCCGATGCTGTTGGAAATGCCGAAACTGTCGTTTCTGCGCCACAGGTAGTGCTTCATGTGGCTCAAAACGTCGTGCAGGTGCTTGGCATTCCCTCCGGGCAGGGTTTCAGCCTGGCGTTTCAAATTCCGCATCTCGTTGAGCACAGCCTGTCCGGGGCCATTGACCTCAAGGTTGAGGGTAGAGTTGACGTAGGCACCGGCTAGGTAGCAGATCACCCAGGCAAACTGGAAGGTATTGAGTTCGCTGGTGCAAAACTCGGCCACCTGATCCATCCCGTCGGCGTAGCAGCGGTAAACCTGGATGCAGAAGCGGTCAGCCCAATCGCTAGAGCCATAGGCAGGGTCAGCGCCAATGACGTAGTAACCAGAGGAGACAGGTTCCTCCCATATCTTCAGGGTAGAGAGGCGCTCATTGGACTGGATCAGGCTGGTGTCCTGGAAGTTTGCGCCCATCGAGAAGCGGTAGGGAATGAATGCCTCACGCTTGGCAACCTTCATGGCGTCGGTGCAGCGGGCCGTAGAAAAGAAACTGGAACCCGTCATCACGAAGGCATAGTCCTCGGTTGGCGGGAACTCCTGATACATCAGCCCTTCGTCCTTCAGCCCTTCGTGGAGCTTCCATCGCCACCAGGCCATCTGCCGGCTGTTGATCTCTACGCCGTAAATCTTGCGGATATCCTTCGTCCATTCCTTCTCTTCCGCAGAGAGCTTGCCGTCCCAATACACCTTGTAGATATCCGACTTGGGATCAGCAGAGTAGAGTTGGTTACGCCACCAGCCTACAAAAATTGCCTTCTGCGTCCTAGCCCGTTTTGCAGTGATCCACATGTCATGGAACATGTTGAAGCCTCGGGCGGTGGATTCAAACATGTAGTAGCGCAGCGGGTTAGTTTCAGCCAAGGAAGCTAGCAGGGAAGCCAAGCCTTCCTCGTCACCCCATGAGCTAGTTTCCGTGCCATGCAGGAAGGTAATCCCCTTGCCTCGTCCAAGGCCGCCTTTGGCGCGGAGGCCAGCCACCTGATAGAACATGCGACTGCGGTTCTTCAACACCATCTGATTGCGGTTATGGCTCATCAGAGGGATTTTGTATTGCTTGGGCAACCCGTCCATATACATCTGAAGGGTGCTTCTGAACTGCTCCCGGTTCTCTTCCGTGTCCGTGGTCAGCGTGCCCTGCATCCCCGGATGGATGAAGTGCCAGTAAAGGTCTAGGGCCAGGCTAATGGTCGTGATACCCAACTGCCTGCCCTTTAGCACCACAAAGAAGTGTTTATCCTCGGCCAGCCCCCTAGCCACCTCATCCATGACGTAGGTCTGTGTGCCAAGCAACTCATTGCCGAGCACCACCATCCCCCGTTCCTTGGACTCAATCTTCAGGTTGCGGCAGAACGTGTAGAACTTTTCTCGATTGAAGTCCATCAGCCCTCATCAGTGCCAGGCTCGTAGCGGAAGTCTATGCACCGCCTGAACGCTAGCCGATTGTGTTTCTGACACCAGAGCTTGCACCCTACCGATTCAGGGTTTTGCAGCACAGCCCCGGTGTCAGCACTCCAATAACAAGAACGACAAGTCATTTACGGATGATCTGCACCGACTTGCCCTGTGGCTCGTCCTTCGCCTCCAGCCGGAAGCTGGCATCCTTGTGGATCGCCACTACCGTGTTGCCAAACACTTCCAGGTTATACCCAAACCCGGTCAGCAGGGACTTGATCTCTTCGGCAGTCTCCTGATACCAGTCAAACTGCGTCCAGGACTCATACACAATCGCAGGGAATTTATTGACCTCAAGGAATCCAGCAGCACCCTTCAATACCTGCAACTCGGAACCCTCTACATCCATCTTGACCAGCCTCACCGGGGCACTGAATCCAAGTTTATCCAGAGTGATGCAGTCCACCACCTCTTTCTTGCCGCCAGCCTTAGCCTCTTGGCTGTTCGTCCTGACCATATTACTCATGCTCCAAGCCCCCACGTTCGGGTTTGTAGCGTAGTCAGGCATGTCAATCTCAACACTGCCATTAACGTTGCTTACAGCCTCATTGTAAGCATGAACGTTATGGCAATGATTCAAGGCCACGTTCCCACACAACTGCTGGAACACCACCCGCTGCGGCTCCCAGGCATGAACCTCATACTGCGGATACAGCTTTGCCAGCGGCACCGTTACCGTGCCCATGTTGGCGCCAATGTCCAGCACTACCCCACTCTCATACCCACCCGCAATCATGGCGCACAGATTGACCACCTCCAATTCGTAATGCCCATGCAGCGCCAGGTTCGCACTAATCAAATCATTCCCCGGCCGCACCATAAACCTACCGTGTCTTGTTTCTAAAATGTTCATACGCTCTCCCGTCCTCACTCATTGATAAATACTTCAACTGCTCTCTATACAACCCATACCAGGGGTCAGCAGGGTCAGCCTTCTCCAGCAACTCAATCGTCTGGAAAACCACCTCCCTGCCTCGCCTTATCGCAAAGTCAGCGTAATGCTTCCCCCACTTCTTCGGATCAACCCAATCCACTCACTCCACCCGCCATATCCTTACCCCCTCACCATCCCTCTTCGCAATAAACTTCATCTGCAACTTCAATCCATTCCTCTTGTTGTAATTGCACATCGCTCCAATAGGCATACCTTCTACAAAGAAGCTATCACCCACATTCATCTGTGCATACGGAAACGAATGCTTCCTACGCACCTTCGGCACCTCTACACCACTCTCTACGTTATACATCTATATCTCCTTTTAGTTATGAAGCAAGTGTAGTGTAACACAGATAAACCGATTTTTCCTTGGGGCGGGGAAAACCCAAATTCTCTTGGGGCGGGGAAGGGAATGGGGCACGCACGCACAGAAGTCCAAACCCATTCACTCGGCCGCGCATCGTCAAGTCCAGCCCGGCCAGTCCAGGCCACTGGTCAACCGCGCATCAGCGTAGCATCCAGGCACATCCAGGCCAGCTGCCAGGCCAGGACAGCCCGCAGCACGTGCGACCAGGTGCCCATGTGAATTGGTGAGCACGCCAACAGTGTGACAGCCCCCATACGCATCCGATGCTACCCTTATCTAGATAGCTATCTAGATACCTACCTACATAGAAGTCCTATATAGATATAGGTAACCTATAGCTATAGGTTACCTATAGCTATAGGATAGCTACCGGATACTATTACAGTTTACGTGATTACCTATTACAAACTTTCATAGTAAATAGAGTAAACTTTTCTTGCGTGTATCCGTTCATATATGAGAAGATGCAAGTGTAGTCTGTTTTAATCCTAACGAAAGGCTAGACAATGGACATTGCACAATTGATCACTGATCGCATAATCAGTGAATTGGAAAAGGGTGCTACGCCATGGGTTAAACCCTGGCGCAGTCTGAAACAGGCGCCTGGCGCCGGGATGCCGTTTAATCCGGCCAGCAAGACAATCTACCGGGGCATCAATAATGTATGGCTAGGAATGCAGCCGTACGCCATGCCTTGGTATGTCACTTTCAAACAGGCGCAGGACTTAGGTGGCAACGTCAAGGCCGGCGAGAAGGGTACGCCCGTCGTATTCTGGAAGATAGGTAAACGGGAAACCGTTGATGCTACTGGCGATAAGACTACAAGTGCCTACGCACTAGTCAAGCATTACTGGGTTTTCAACGTCTCACAGTGTGAAGGCCTTGAGATTCCGGCCATGCCACAGCTACCGGCGCCGGCCTTTGACCAAAATCCGGCGGTAATGGCCGTCGTTGATCGCCTGGGGCTAGCTGGTGGCCTTACACATGCCGGCGATTCGGCTTATTACCGGCCGTCAACGGATGCCATTGTCATGCCACCAATTCCGGCATTCAACGACGCCGGCCAATACCATGCCACCTTGCTGCATGAGTCCGTACATGCTACCGGCCATAAATCAAGACTGGATCGAATCACGCCGGCCCGGTTTGGAAGTGAGGAGTACGCCTACGAGGAGCTTGTCGCAGAGCTTGGCGCAGCTATGCTTTGCTGTAGCCTGGGCATCGACGGCGATCTGCGCCATGCCGGATACATTGGCAATTGGTTACAAGCTCTGCGAAACGACAAAAAATTCATTATCAGCGCATCAGCAAAAGCACAAGCTGCGATGGACTACTTGACAAGTGCAGGTGAACAGGTGGAAAGTGTAGCTGCCTGATTGTAGCGTGCAGGGTAGTGACAGTACCCTGCGCGATACCGATCCGGTATCACCTTAACCTAACGAGGGAATCAACCATGCAAGTCAACCTGAAATACCTGCAAGCATTAGCAAAGCACATCGCCCCTAAGTCCGATATCCGCTATTACCTGAACGGCGTGCTGATTGAAGTTACCGAGGCCGGCCGATTCTACGCTGCAACAGACGGGCATAAGCTCGTCGTAATACGCGAGGCAAGACAGGAAACGGATACTGATGGCCAATGGATTTTGCCCCGCGACGTCATCCTGGGGATCAAGATGAAAAAGGCCGGCCGGAACCCGGTAGAGCACGCAGAACTGGAAACCGATGGGGCAAAGGCTAAACTAGACTATTGCGGCACCGGCACCGTGTTTGCTTTCATCGACGGTAAATTTCCGGACTGGCGCCGTGTTGTCCCGACGGCCACAACGGGTGAGATCGCACAATACAATCCAGACTTGCTGCTGGCGGTGCGCGATTGCGCGGCTGCTGCTGTTGGTATCGGCCGGTATTCAGGCCTGCACATGGCGCATAATGGCCCCGGGCCTGGCCTGTATCAGTGTGCCAGCCCTGATTTTATCGGACTCGTCATGCCGCTGCGCCTAAACAAGTCCGAAGTTTACATGCCGGCACCGACTGATCTACACGTTAATTGGGGCTTTTCGGCACCGGCACCGGCTCAGGAATTGAAAGCGGCCTAGTGCTCGACCTGATACCGGCTCTGCCGGTATCGGGGCGCGTATTGACGCCATAACCTAACCTAGTGAGGACATCATGGCAAAAGTATCAGCACACGGGCACGAAGTCGGCACAATTCACTTCTTGACATACGCCAAGCTTTACATGTCAGACGGCGTAGTCCTGAAGAACATCGGTTTTGGGTGGAAAATCCACGGTAAGGTAAAACCTGGCGTCACGCCAGAACAAGCATTCAGCAACGCGTCTGATCGCGTGCGTGCGTATCGTGCCGAGCGTCCAGCGTATTCAGCGTATCGCGCGGCTCTGCACAATCTAGCCGGATTGTCGAAACGGTGGAAACTGCACGCTTGCGTCGAATTGATGCCAGACGATCCCGATGGCGTCTGGAGCGAGGCGTGCGACGGCTACGGTGATAACGTGCATGCCGATATCGACGAAGTTTCCAGACTGTGCAATCTTTACAAAGATTCGCTGCGTGAAGAGTCCGAAATTAAACAGTCCGTAACGGCTTAGTGCTCGACCTGCTGCGCCTACACGGGCGCAGTGGGGCGCGCATTGGCGCCGTTAACCTAACAAGTGAGGGATTTATCATGCAACCAAGCTACCAGAATCAATTGGCAATGGCCCGTTATGTCCTGCGAGATTTAGGCGCCCAGGCGCTACTGAATCCGCACGCTATGACGGGCCGGATATGCGGATGCAAATCCTGTTTCTGCTGTGCGGCTCTAGCTGTTTATAACGAACACAAAAAGGAATCCGCATCATGCTAAAAGCTGCCATGGAATACCTAGCCGGCGCCCTGTTCGGCGCCTGGATTCTGTTCGCGCTGTGGATTAGCTTGTAAGGAAACGACTGATGGAAATGAGAATCGACCGACTGCGAAACTCGACGGAGACCCTATGCGACCGCGCCGACGCACTGCTAAAACAGTTAGAAAGACACCTGCCGGCAGAAAACGCCGGCCTGCTGCCCCTGATATCAGACCTGGACGATGCGATCCTGAAAGCGAGGGAAGCATTGTGGCGATAGGAAAACTCTACGATCATGACCCGCGCCATTGGCAATTCACACGCCGACTGGATGACCATACCGGCCTGGTTGACCCGGTACCCTCGCGCACGCACCGATGGCTGCGGCTGGCTGGTCTGCTGCTGGTGCTGCTGGCCTGCCTGACCCTGATAAGTGAGTGAACACTAACATGAAATGTCCGGCCTGTTACTCCAAGATTGGCCCCTTTGACCGTAGCTGCCCCTGTGGATGGGGGGCGGCTGTGGTCAATGCCCCGCCGTCGCATGGCTGCGGCTGGCCCGACTGCCAGGCGCCTGCGCTTGCCAGTGTGACCGCATCAGGTAAACGCGTAAATTTGTGCAGGGTTCACTACTCTGAATTTTTCGGGCGCCAGGCGCTCGCGGGCGCACGCGCGAAGGGGCTGACTAGCCCCGATGATTGCAGAGAATGGCTCAAGGCTAACCGATTGAAAGCAATGAAGTTTCCTAACCCTGAGGTATCCGATGAAACTGCCCCTTAGTGCTGCCCCTTTTGCCCTAGCTGCTACCCTGCTGGCTGGCCCTGCTCACGCGCAGATGGAATGGATCGCCCGCGCCAAAAATAACGGCGGCGGGCTGATTGTCCTGCTGGCTGCGGTAGATACCTGCATCAACGGGCGCCGGATGTACACATCATCGCCCACCGGCCGATCACAGTGGGGCTGCTGGATCGCCACCGACAACCATATCATCGTAGCTTGGGACGGCCAGAGCCATGTCACAACCTACGACTACGCTGGATGGGAACTGAACCCGGCCCGAGAGAAGCCCAACGCGCAGCCTAACCGAGGCCATAATTTTTAGTTGACAAAAAAATCGGATAGACAAATAATCGCAGCGCCTGTGCAAAAGACAGGTCGCTCTGTGGTGGGGCGTGAGTCAGCATGAACCCTTACGCATTGGGTTTCGGTCTTGATGTGCGACTTTGCTGACTTGCGCCCATCATCACCGCGACCGTAAACCCAAGCCGTAAGGGTTTTTCTTTTGCTCAGGCTTGTAGCAAACCGGGGGTGAGGCCCGCCCCTCGCGTAGGTTGAGGCGACCAAGCGAATAGACGCTGCATTAAACGGCATGGTGTCCGTTGCTGGAATCTTCCAGCGTTGCAACCGGAAACGAGAGCCTCCCTCAATTTTTGAGGAACCCCACCTTATATACGTGGGGCCGTTGACCATGTAGCTGATGTAGGAGATAAGGGAATATGGCAAAGGTGTTTGTCAATGTGAGCTTCCAGAGCAAAGAATCAGCGAAGCGTGCAGGTGCCAAGTGGGATTGGGTTTCGAAGTCCTGGTATTTTGAAGATGTAGTCCCACCAAGTTTCCAGACTAAGCACAGTCAATCTTTCGAGCAGCGGTTAGCAGAAGCCAAGCGCAAGCACCAGGAAAGCAAGTTATGCAAAGCATGAGGCAAGAGGGGCAGCAACGTAAGGTGCTGGACTCAGTGAAAAGTGGCAATGTTACTTGCAATGAAATAGCTGAGGCCACCAAGATTGAGAAGTCCCAGGTTTACAATCATCTGAGGCGGTTGGTAACGCAAGGTGTAATCAAGACGCAACGCGGTAACGGATGGACAAAGTATTACCCTGTTGGTGAATCGCCAGTCTTGTTGGAAAGGTTTTGGAAAAGCCCGATTGTTGTTAAGAAATAGATTTTTTAAACCCGAGTAATCCTAACGAAAGGGGCATCATGCAAAAGCATGTGGTTGTGCAGAAGCGGCTGCTGGCCGATCTAATCTTCTACGGCATCATGGGCGGCATCCTGGTCGCCATGTTTGGGTGGGGATTGTGGTCTGCGCTTGAGATTCAGGAGCAAGAGCGACAGCAGGCCGATGAAATGAAAATGTATAAGGCGTGCAAGTGGCCCAAGATTGATGGCGCCATGACTGTGATTGCCATGATTGATGGCAAGCTGACCTGTTGGGTATGGCAATGAACAAAGACGAAGAACTGATGCAGCAGGCGTTGGAGGCACTGGAGGCCAATCTTGGCAATTGGGCGGCGAAAACCAAGACCATCACCGCCCTGCGCGAGAGGCTGGCTTCGTGGGATGCGTTAGAGCGCATGGCCGATAACGCGCGAGAGTTAGGACTGGACTACGATGAACCCCGTAGAAGCTAAGATAAAGGGGAAAAACGGTGGCTAGGCATGGCATTAACTATAAAAAAGTTATCGTCCAGAAAGGAAAGCTAGCGGCGGTGTATCCGTTTTACTGGCGCGGCGAACCGTTTGTCGGCAGAGTAGAGCGAGTGCGTAAAAACAAATATGGAAGGTATGGTTATGTCATCAACGGACGCGAATGGAGCGCCGAGGAATTGTATCCTGATAACCGGCAACAAAAATTAAAGGTGCCTTATGAAGTTATTTATGCGTAACAATTACGATAACCCGGAACATATTGCGCCCATCAAAAACCCGATGGACTACAACGCAATTTGCTTGCGCTGTGCCGGGATCATGGGTGGGAAACCTGCTAATCAAATGTCAACCTGGCATATCGCTAACTGCGATTGCTGCGGATTGGAAACACCTGTAACGCAGCCGCGTGATTTTCTTTGGAGAAATTGATGCAAACCGTTGACATATTCATTGTTGTTTGTGTTATTGTGTTCCTTGTTGTTGCACTATTCCTAACTACCAAAAGAGTTTCCGACCATGACCGCATTACCGGAATCCTGGCCGTTCCCAAGCCTGGGAAGCCAGCCAAGAGCAAGCGCACCTACACCAAGCGCAGCACCTACTGGAGTGACGAACGTAAAAAGAAGGCTGCAAAGAAAGCCTCGCAAAGCAATCAATCTTAACGATATAGAAAGGGCACCCCTATGAGCGACTTTACCCCTGAAGTCAGAAACAAAGCACTGTGGTCTGGTGACGCCCGCCGCTTCGTAGAAGGCAGAGGCGGCGAGGTTTACGCCGAGAAGCTAGGTCTAAAGGAAATGGATGACCTGAGCGATGTTGAGTCTGTGCAGATGGGCTTGGTGATGCAAGAACCGATCATGCGCGAATATGCCAGGCGCAACGGCATCGAGTTCAAGGACGCAGACTACGCACTCTACCATCCCCGCGAGTCATTCCTTGCCAGCCACTTTGACTACATCAGCGCCGATGGCCGCACCCTGTATGAGGTGAAGAACCTGGGAGTTCATCAGCGCAAGAAGTATGGCGATGACGGCAGCAACCAGGTTGACATTGGCTATCGCGTGCAATGCTTGCATGAGGCTACCGTGCATCAGATCGAGTCTGTGGTGCTGGTGGTCTGCTTTGGCGGGCAGGAAATTGTAGGCTACCCGCAGACATTCGGCGCCGATATGATGGATATCCATATCAAGGAAATGGCCGAGTTTTGGGGCCGCATCCAGGCCCGCAGCTTCGATCCCGATACGATGGGTGACGCTGCCAAGCTGGTGTATCGGCAGGACAACGGCACCAACCTGATCGCCACTCAAGACCTTGAGCACGACTGCATGAAGCTGGCGGCAATCAAGGCGCAGATATCGGCACTGGAGAAGGATGAAGCCACCATGCAAAAGCGTATCCAAGGCTACATGATGGAGTCCAGCCAGCTAGTCAGCGTGGACGGCACTGTGTTGGCTACCTGGAAAACATCTAAATCCAGTAAAAAGTTTTCGCAGGAGTTGTTTAAGAATGCAATGCCTGATATATTTACCAAGTTCGTTGTAGAACAACCCGGCTCCCGCCGGTTCCTAGTGAAGTAGTTATCCGGTTCCTAATCAAGAGAGGCTATCATGGAGAACGTCGTATCCCTTGCGCCGCCTAGTGGCGCAGTCCTAGACCCCAAGATTCAAGATTCAATCGTTCTGAGGGGCGATCTGTCCGGCCTGAACGAAGGCCAGAAGCGTGACTACTACCTGTTCCGCTGCCGGCAGGTTGGGCTTGACCCCGCCGCCAAACCCTTCGACCTGCTCACCCTGAACGGCAAACAGATTCTTTACGCCAATGCCGGGGCTACGCAGCAGCTTTGCAGCATCCACAAGCTGTCCACCCAAATAACGCACAGGGAACGCGTAGATGGCATCTACGTCGTTTCCGTGCGCTGCACCGGGGCCGACGGTAGGGTGAGCGAGAACCAGGGCGCTGTGGACGTTTCTAGCCTTTCTGGTGAGAAGCTAGCCAATGCCATCCTGAAGGCCACCACCAAGGCGATCCGCAGGGCTGTGCTGGCGCATTGTGGACTTGGCATGATGGATGAAACCGAGGTGGAAACCATCCCCGAGGCCAGGCGCACCCCGATGGTGGAGGTTGAGGCCACCAAGCCCACCGAGGCGCCGGCCGGTATCGTGTTCATGGTGCCTGGCGCCAAGGAAGCCTATGCCAAGTATCCAAACAATGACGAATGGGTAGCCGGATACCTGGAAATGGCGGGAAAGATTGCTGCCAGCAAGAAGTTCAACACCGCAGAGAAGGAATCCAAGCTGAACGCACTGGCAGAAGTAAACAGTTTTATCATGGAAACTGTAGCTTCAGAGAGCAAGGTGCTGGCCGAGGTGCTTGAGCGCGGCATGGACAAAATCTTGATCCAGATCAAGGGTGAATCCAATGAGCCAAAACAATGAAATCCTGGCGTATCTAGCAAAAGGCCGATCCATTACGCCGATGGATGCTCTGGAAAAGTTCGGTTGCTTCCGGCTGGCATCAAGAATCAATGAGTTACGGAATGACGGCCACAAGATTCATCGGATTATGAAAGAGCGTGGCGGCAAGCGGTTTGCATCCTACTACCTAATCGAGAGGGCAAAATGAAACTGAAGAACATTTACCTGAATTACAACCGTCACAAGGGTCACTACACCGGCACTATCGGTTTTGGTGATGGCGATGACGAGGTGACATTCACCCTCACGGAATCAGAGGCTGAGGACTTGGCATTCAGTTTCAGGGATCGGCTAAAGGCATTTGCTGGCAAGATTGAACAATCTATCAAGGACTAACATGGAACGCGAACGCAAAGAAGGAACCGGGGTATTGCTCACCAATCAGCGCAAGAAAGGCGCAGGCCCGGACTGGAAGGGTGAGCTAAGGATCGAACGCGCTTATGCAGCCGGTGAGGTTATCAAGCTGGCAGGCTGGACTAAGGAGAGCAGCGTCGGGGTGCTCATCAGCCTGAAGGAAGATAACTGGCGCCCGTCGCAGGAGAACAACGGGAATGTCAATCCGATCCCGGCCAAGCGTATCAATGATGACGATGTGCCGTTCTAATGTCTAAGCTATCCAGGCAGCGCGGGGCAGGTTACGAGCGCGAGATTGCCGCCGAAATCTTTGAGGTCACAGGCCACAAAGTAAGGCGCAATCTCAACCAGTATCAGGTCAAGGACGAAGGCGATCTGCTGCTAGGGCAGTTCCTGTTAGAGTGTAAGCGCCGCCGTAAGATAGCAGTCTATGAATGGATGGATCAGGCTGAACGATCCTGCAAGCCAAACCAGACGCCAGTGGTTGTCATGCGGGCAGATGGCGAGAAATCACTTGCAGTCATGCGTTGGCCTGATCTTTTAAGGTTGCTCAATGGCGAAGTTTCGCCCCCTCAGTCGCAGGAGGAATCCGGTGCAAAGCCGGATAGTTAGGACGTTGCCGGGGCGCAGCGTTTGCGACACGCCCCACCTATAACTAGAGGACACTATGGCTAAGATATTCATTGCAACACCGATGTATGGCGGTCAATGCACAGGCGTTTATGTGCAATCATTGCTTGGTCTGGTCGGCGCTTTGACCCAGGCCGGGCATCAAACCATCTGCAATTTCATGTTCAATGAAAGTCTGATCCAGCGTGCCAGGAACAACCTGGCTTACCAGTTCCTGAAGGGTGATGCTGATTACCTGTTCTGGATCGACGCTGATATTAAGTTCCGGCCAGAGGACGTTATCAGGATGCTGGAGGCTGATGTTGACCTGATCGGCGGGCTGTATCCCAAAAAGGAAATCAACTGGCAGTCCGTCAAAGATGCTGTCGCCAAGGGCAAGGACAACCTGCAAAACTACACTGGCAGCTTCGTGGTCAACACCCTGGGCTATCGGGACAACCTGGTTGTTCCCGTTGACCAGCCGCTAGAGGTCTATGCCGTTGGCACTGGATTCATGCTGACCAAGCGCAAAGTGTTTGAGGAAATGCGTGAATACACTGACCAATATTCCAATGACATGAGCCACATGCCAGCCGGTGAAAAGATTTACAACTTCTTCCAGGTTCCTGTCTGCCCTGAAACCAACCGCTTGCTGTCCGAGGACTACTTTTTCTGCAAGCATTACCGGGATCATGGCGGCAAAGTCTATGCTGCTCCCTGGTGCCAGCTTGGACACATGGGCACCTATCTCTTTGAGGGTCAGCTTGTCGCTACGGAGGAGCCTTGCAATGTCTGATGGCGCCGATTGGCAGCAGCAGCGCGGGCTTGAGGAAGAGCGCCAGCAGCAGATCATGGAAATCCTGGAGCGCGTCAGGTCTGGCACCACCACAGAAGAGGATGCTAGTGCCTTGGCAGCAGAGCTAGGCATCGTGGCATAAAAAAAACCCCGGCACGTAGCCGGGGCAAAGGACGCGAGGGGAGATTCTCGCGGGAGGACACCTAACGTTTCTTGGCAGTTCTGGCAGATTGTCTAAAAGCCTTGGCAGTGGGGGCGCCCTTAGTTCCGGGTTTCCGCATACGTTCCCCGCTGCCAGAGGCGATCCTGTCGCGTTTGGCGGCTATGTTGGCATAGAGTCCTGGCTTCATTTTCCACCTTTTTGCTTGGTTTTTGAGTGAGTTAAGACTTTGCTGGACTTCGTGTGGGTGGCGCCAGTCATCAATGTCTTGCCTGATTTGTGCGTTGCACCCTTGTAAACCTTGCCACTAGGCAGGTAGTGAGTTGCAGATTTGCTCATAACAGATAACCTCTGATTTTCTAGTTAATTAAGTAATCTACCTACAATTCCACCTACGCATTGATGCTCTTGCACGGCTTCCCTTTGGACTAGCTTTTGCGATAGGAGCCATACGCGCACAGAATGAGCGTTTACGGCCAGCATCCCGTTTAGTCTTAGGGTTCGGGGCAGGCGCCTTCAGATTGCTGCCTGTAGCCCGGTTCATCTTAGCCCTACCCTTGGCAGTCAGGCCGGCACCCTTGCTCACCGGCAGCTTTTCACCCCGTCCAATCGACAGGCTTACAGACTTCTTAGGCATAGGGTCTGGTTCCCTTCTTGTCGATAATCAGCTTGGAGCCGCGAGGCGTGCCATCAGCCGCGTTCGGCACAGAGATATGAGTCCAGGAGTCAAACTCCAGGATGATCTGATCGAACGGCACGCCAGCAGCGATGCAGGCTTCCACCACTTCGCGGGGCTTCATGCCAGGCACCCGGATATCCGCAGCGCAGCCTATCCGGTGCTGGCTTGAATCCTTGCTGCCTACTGCATCATTCACTTGTTTCGATCTAAACCCGCTGTTAATCATCACCGGCTTGCCGCCTACCGCAGCCTTCACCTGCTGGAGCAGGGAAGCCAAGCGACGTAAATTGTCAATTTCTGCCTCATTTGGGCAGTTATCCCATCCATTGCGTTCAGCAACCTCAGAGCGCGTAAGCTCTTCCAGGGTGAAATTAGCCGATAGCGGGAAGCTCATTCCTTGCCCTTCTTCATTGCTAGTATCTTCTCAAGAGTCCTGCCGCCAAAGTAGAAGGACATAATCAGCATCCCCCACTGGCCGAGCAGTTCCACGTAATTGTTGTTGACCTCGATATCCCAGGCCGACATGAGGCCAAAGGCTGTGTAGGTAATTAGGATGAACACCAGCGTCATAGGCCGGATGTTCTTGGACAGCCAAGAGTCCGATCCCATATCAGCCTTGAGGCGCTCGGTCAGTTCATGCTGTTCGGTAACGTCGGCGTTAAGCTGCGCCAGTTCACCGTTCTGCTGCATTTCTAGCAGCTTTAGCTTCGCCGCTTCCGCAGCCTGGGCGTCAGGGAAAAACTTGTCAATCAGCTTGGCGCCAACGGTCAGTAGTGCAGGGATAGGAATCATTTTAACATCACCATTTTTGCTGCTGCTTGGTTGAGTATTACTTTCACCGAATTTATATCTTCAGGCTTTTGCTTAAAACCAACACTGATATAACCAAC